ATAAGTAATGTCACCACTTTCATCTCTGGATATTGTACCATAACCAATATCGATGCTCGTACCACTCACTGAAGTTATTTTTGAAGGCGTAGCATACTTGTCAGGCGTACCACCATCATTTTCAAGATAAGCGTTGTCACCGACTTGTGGATTTTCAGACAATGTGAAATAACCATCGTAACTTTCTTCATTCTTCCAATAATAAAAATTATATGTGTTAATAGTCGGAGAAGGAACATTATTCAATGTGACAGTTACTTTTTTCATTCCGTCTTTTCCCTGTGTCGGTGTGACTTCAACAGGTGTATTATAAGTGGAAACATCAATAGTGGTCTGATGGTTGTCTTCCAAATCAGCACCACTTGAACTTCCAGGATTTTCATCAACGGTTCCATCTGAATGCAAATATTTTGCAATCTTAGGGTCTGCCTGGTCGTACATCTTTTTATAATAATCATTCTTGATAATCAAGTTATTATTTTCATCTACAACTGAACCATCTGAAAGCAAATATTTCTTTATTTCAGGATTCCATTTTGTATAAAGGTCTTTTAAGCTCTCAGATTCCGCAATAACATTTCCTGCATCATCAACTAATTTTCCATCTGAAACCAAAAATTTCAAAGGCTTTGGTACTGCATTTTCGTATGTATTCATTTTTGTATCTCCTCAATCAATTGTTTCTTTTCTTCGTATTTATCTCTCTCATCAAAATAAAAAGTTCTGAATACAAGCAATCGTCTGAAGTAATCTTCATCAACTGCTATTTTCCCGTTGTTAGTTTTTTCATATTCATCTACTTCGGGGAATTCAGGCCAATTTATATCCGGACACTTATATATTGTCTTTTCGATTACTGTCGTTGTTTTGCAGCTGATGCATAACATCATCGATAGACATACAAGAAATATCAGCAAGCTTTTTAGCAAGCTCTTGTGTATGTTTCTTTTCAATTTCCATCTCCTTATTTAATGTTGTATATGAATTATTTAATTCCTCATAAGAATTTCTGAAAGTTTCATTTTCAGATTTGAGGGATTCAATATTTTTATTTTTGTGTTTAATAATCAAGATGAGAACTACAACGGCAATAATTAAAATGAGACTAAGAATTGCGAATACTTTCCACATATATTCCTCCTCTTAATCTCATAATAAAATAAATTGTGAAAAAAATAAAGTTTTATTTTTTACCACTCATACAAACTTCTTGATTTTGCCTTATGTGGTTTACAAATTTCTCTGAAGATAGTTCCGCAAGAATCTGGAGCATCATCTGGTTCAGAGCCTTCCCTGTAGTCAAGAATCTGATTCAGATATTCAGGGTCAGTGTCAGGGGACCAGTAAATACAATCCCAATATTCATACAAATTGGTAGAAATCTTGATATGTTTATTTTCAGATTCAGCATAGGTCTTTGTTCTTACACCTAATTTTTCCATTTGATTGGCGAAGTAGCCTTTATCAGGGTTTGTTTCATTGAGTAAGAATCTACATTTATATTTTCTGTATAATCTTGCAACTTCGTTTGCCCATGCTTTACAGTTTCCTGGATAAGCAAAGCCAATAGCTTGGAACTTTTTAGCCAATACGGGGTCATCATTGTCAAGTGGAGAAACAATAGTTAATGCACAATAGTGGTCTCCATCATACGCACAGTCAATATGGGCATAACTTTTCTTTGTATAGTCCCAGCCTTCTGCCATATTAGGGTCACTGAACAAACTGTTTTCATCTTTGTGAATCTCAAGTTCATAGTTTGCCGCATAAAGGAATGGAGTCGTTGTCTTTTTCTTATCTTCCATTGCCTTTTCTCCTAAGAAGTTGAATTCACTCATAGGGTACATTGCTATATCGGCAAATTTATTTATATCATTCCAAGCGTCATCCTGATGCCAAGGGGTTCCAATCCACAAACTTCCTTTCCCAGGGTCTATGATATTTGTTGCCAATTCATTTACAATTTCTTTGGTTCTTTCTCTCTCTGCTTTTGAAACTCTATCTCGTAAAGTAATAATATCATCACAGATTATTTTATCATAGTGCATACCAGTCAAGGAAGAATCTATACCATGAGCTGTAAGACTGACCTCAGGCGTGATTGTAGTTTTGAAATTATATCTCAATTTTCCATCTTTGGCCATTGTAGCCTTAGGATAAAATCCATGAGCATACTTGAATAATTCCTTAATCTGTGGGAGTTCCATTGCCTGTTTAACTGCAGAAACAATTGTAGCCGCATCATTAAAGCTCTTTCTTATGATTGCAATACGGTCATTCGGTTGAAGTAAGAACCAACGAACAATTCCTACTACATCGATTGCTGTAGACTTATAGCCGCCGCGGAAAGCCATCAAAGCTCTTGGCTCATTACTATCCCAGCAGTATTTTATCCATTCAGAGTGAAGTGGGTTTAATTTGTCTTTTCCCATTAAATGACCAAGAAGATGAGGATTGTCAATTAATCCCTTGAGAATCTCATCATTAAAATAATATTCTTTTCCATCCATAGTTGGAAATTATATATCACTTTTTTAATTTGTGAAAGAAAAAGGCTAGGAGTTTATTTCCTAGCCTTTTAAGAGAATCGGCAAACTCAATTTATTTTTTTTAACAGATTACTTCCGAATCCTTTACATTATAACTTTCATCATCAAGTCTTGCTGCAAGACCATTCATCCAAGCCCAGTGAGCATTTGTTGAATATGTTCTTTCATCCTTAGCAAGCAAACCGTATTTCTTGTTCAAAGGGAAGAGAGCTTTTGCAATTTCAACATTTGAAGAATTGTCTGCAATTTCAACTTCTTCAAGAACCTTCTGAACTTTCTCATCTAATACTTGCTCAAAGAAAAGATGTCCAAAGAAAAGTTTTCCCATTCTTTCAGCTACCGGCTCAATTTTAGTTTCTTTTAAGATTTCACTGTAAACTTCTGCAATTTTAATTTTCATAATTTACTCCTTTTGAAGAAGCCGCCGGACTTTTACATCCAGCAGCTTCTTTTTTTACTTTCTAGGTTTATGAGTAATACTCAATCAATCCCTGGAAAGTTTCCTCAGCTCTGGAGATGTCGTACTCCGTTGCCTGGACTGAACCATTGAGAAGGATTTCGAACTTGTCTAATCCTACCTCAACCAACTCCAACTTACTACCTGAAGCCAGAGTGAAAGTTTTTAAGACTTGCATTTTTTACTCCTTATAAGCCGCAAATCTCTCACCTACATTTATCATTATAAACTCTATTTTAATTTATGTAAAGTGTTTTTTATAAAAAAGTTTAATTATTTCTAAATAAAAAACCCTGATTCAAGTAACACTCAAATCAGGGCCAGGAGTAAATAATGACAAGACATTTTTCAGTCACATTTTAACTTTTAATTCTTTTTCTAAAATTATTCTATACTGGTCTCGAACCATTGGGTTTGCCAGAATATATCCAGCATAAAATATTTCCAATGGCTCTATGCTTTTATTATAAGATTCTGTTCGTAATTTTTCCCAAGTCTTAAAAAATTTTTCAAATTCTTTGGGAATTGGAACTTCTTTATTTTCTCCATTCACCAAGCTTCTTAATTCAATTGTTGTCATACTTCTTCCTTCAAGCCGCATTTCTTTCGGTAATAATTCCTACCTTTTTTCTGAAGCTCTTTCTTATGTTTTTGATAATATTCATTCAAATATTTTTTTCTTTCATCTCTATGTTTTGAATAATACTCTTTTTCATATTCAAGACAATGTTCTTTGTTGTTTTGATAATAATCACTCAAACTCAATCTCCTTTCCAAATCTATGTCCATCAATTTTTACTCTTTCAAATGCATCTGTCAAATACATTCTGATAGAATCTCCACAACACAAATTTTCTCTAAGAAGTGTAAACTGAACTGCAACGAATCCGCCAATATAAAATGCCGCATTTACTTTTCCTTTTGTTTTATTATCAACAATTACATCTTTTCCAATAAACTTTTCAACTTCACTTACAGTTTTGAATGGTTCATAAAACTTCTCAGTTTTCTTTTCTTCAGAAACCCCAGTGTGACCAAAGCCGCCCTCACCTCTCTCTGTTTCGCTTAGCTTATCCGTCAAATACCATTCTGCTCTAATTACTGGACAGATGACAGCCTGAGCAATTCTATCTTCATTTTTTATTTCGAAATCTTCTTCACTATTATTCAAAATTATTGCACCAACTTCTCCGCGATAATCGGAATCTATGGTTCCTATAATGGCTTCAATATTGGATTTTGAAGCAAGACCACTTCTTGGTCGAATCTGCATTTCATATCCCTGTGGTATTTCTACCGCAAAACCAAGTGGAATTGTAAGTGTTTTTCCTGCTTTTACAATTACAGATTTTTTCAATCTTGCATAACAATCTGCTCCTGCTGCACCTTCAGTTTTATATTCAGGGAGCTTTCCATTTTCAATTC